GCACCCTTATCAACCTCTTCTTTCACCCACTCAGCACCGGAACGGGTCTTTCCGAACCCACGACCTGCCAGAATGATCCAGATGTCCCAATCGCCATCGGGAGCCAGTTGCTCAGGTCGGGCAAGAAACCCGCGCCAGTCATTGAGCAGCGCGATAGCCTCTTCCTCAGACAGGCTCGCCACAAATGCGTCACGCTCCGCTTCTGGCAGAGCCGCCAATTCCTCAGCTGGGCTGGGCACTCTTGTCCAGAAGGGCTTTCAGTCGATCCGTAGCGGACACCGTGATCTCCTGCGGCTTTCCGTCTTCGTCCTGACTGTGCTTCATGTGCTGCGGGTTTTTCCAACCGTGATTGTTGGTGAGGTCAAAGATGAGACCGGCTGTTGGTGTGCCGCTGGAGATGAGCCTTTCAGAGCGATCTACCTCAATTCTGAGGCGCGCTTTCTTTACCGTGGCGGAAAACCCTTCGCGCTTTTCATACTCGGACAGCGCATGGCGGTCGCTAAAACCGAGGAAAAAGCACAGGCCCGCAATCGTTGGCGGCTTACCGTTCTTTTCCAGATCATCAAAGTATTGATCTATCTTCGCCTCCATGACCAGGGGGTCATCATACAAGGGTGGGCGTCCGCCAGTGTTCATTCATCCTCCCGCCACTTTCGCGGCGTCCCAGATTGATTGTCGATAAGATGCTATTTTTGGTTGCCGGTTTTGGGTATCCACCCGGCGGGGATTGCAAACTCAGGTTGCGAAATTCACCACCAAAGCAGTCACCCCGACAGCGAGAGCGGTCAGGGCTATAGAGATAGATAGGAGGGATCGGCGAAGGTCAGTCACCAATGCTTCCCCTCGACAAGGCGAGATAGATGCCAAGCAAGACAAAGGCGATCATGCAGAGTGTGCCAACGCCGAAGATGGCCCAGCCTGTCACGAAAGACGACCGGCCAACGTGGCAATAAAGCTCGACAGCGCATCTATGAACTCATGCAGCAGCATTAGTCCCGGCTTTCACCGCCAGCAAGCTTGATAAAATCGGCACTCTCAAACTCAGCCATTTTCAGCAGATCCTCAGCCGTCATTCCGGGCATTGGGACAAGCGGAACGCCAACGCCGGAGAATCCACAAAATGCCCCGTCAACCTCAAGACCGTATCGCCATGAGCCGTTTTCGGTGCTGTACTCTTCAATCACCTTCGAGGTCATCAGTTCAGCTTCTTGGCCTGCTTGTAGCCATAGACAGCCGCGCCAGCGAAGATGACAAAGCCGATGAAGCCGACAACAGGATCAGGCAGGAAACCCGTGACCGTGCCGTTCATCAGGATGTTGTCCACACCAAAGGCAAGGGCGAGGCCTGCGAGGACATTGCCCACGCCGGTGAGGTTCGGAAGTGGTACCGATACGTTGTCAGCCATTAGGTTGTCTCCTTGTCTTGGCCGTTGGTGACTTGCTCATAGGGAACATGCTCAAGGCCAGACGCTCCGGTTAGACCGAAGCCGCTGCCATACTTCAGGGCATCTTCGACTATCGGACCGACCACCCGCGCAGCCTCGTCATTCAGCGCATCACAGACCAGAGTGGCTGACTTCTCGCTTTCGTAAGTGCCAAGCAAACGGTCGCCATCGTAAACGCCGTAGCTGAATAGCCCTTTGACTTCGTACTTCATGAGAGTCCACCCATAGACCCACGCGTTATAGGGCGGGCATTTCCATATCCAGCGGTCGCATAGTTAACCCTCTCAGGCCCCATAGCGCGGTCAGCGCTGGGAGACCTCAAACCAAGCTCCTCCATGAGGGCCTGCTCCGAAACAGATTGCTCGACCCTCGCGGCCTCTAAGTCCTGCCGAAGGGATTGTACCTTGACCATTGCGGCGCGAGCGTCTCTCGTCAGTCGCTCTATTTTTTCGAGATCGATTTCATTTTCCATTGTGCGTCCCTTTCATTTCCGCATGGGTATCCAGCCAGGTTGAACCGACGAAGTGAGCGTTCCGCAACAGAACGGGTTTCTGAATAAGTGCCTGGCTGGATGCCGATGGGGAAAAAGAGCCTGCGGGTAGGGATGTCAGAGGAGGCACCGCAGGCTCAAGGTGATGGTATGAAGCCCTGCCGAATAGGGCCTCACTAATAGAAAACCCCGCGCCTCCAAACAGGAAACACGGGGCTCGCTTGCAACGACCGGATGGGTATGGGGGACGACCAACCGCTGCTTGCTCTGGATTTTGGGCATGATGAGAACTTGGGGTCTGGGTACGCGATTGCTTAAACCAGCCCCTAGGGACATGAGGGCGCATAACCGTAGCCGCGTCCAGTACTCATGTTCCGAAATCAACTATCAGGTGATTTGCTGTCGGGGTCAAGACCAAAGGCCTCCGTCATCGTTGGCTGCTCTGCCAGAAGAATCCGCCGTCCGCTAAATTCGCTCCCCTCGACGGAGGAGGCCTCGGCTACTTCTGACAACATCTCCAACAAATCCGCGCTTGGGGGCTCAAGAATGCTGCGCATGAGCGCCCTGTAATCGCTGTCGGACACATTCTCTGACTTGGAGGCCTTTAGCGCGAAGGCGCATATGTGGCGCAACGCATCTTCGGAAAGGCAATTTATAAAATCATTCATGCCACTCGACTGACAACCATTTCAGCCTCCTCTGCGTCCACTTCCAGCTGCTTGCCAAGCATTGCCAGATCAAGCTGCAACCGCGTTCCGTTGATTGCTTCAACACGGCGCTCACCATGCAGGCATTTGACCAGATCGCCAACCTTGAACCGGTCGGCACCTGTTGCGGGCGGATCATCATAGTGCCGGTGCAAGGGTGCTGGCAATGTGCCTGTGATCCAGCTAATGTTCATGCGGTTCAGGGGTTTGATCTGCCCGGCGAACCGGATGGGCCAGACCGGATACCTGGTGCGCTCTGCATGGCGTTCGATGCGCAGGAAGTTCGGCGGACGCTCGAAGCCTGCGAACACGTAGGACGGCAACACGCAGACCGGATCACCCGGAACCCGCACAGTCGAGCGAGGAAGCCGCCTACTGGGTGTCTGCATGACCGCATAGGCATCACACCCGAAAGCCTCTGCAAGCTTGTCGGCGGCTTTGACCGTGGCTCCCGCCCGGCAACTGAACGCAAACCATTGGGTCATTGGGGGTCCTCCGTGAGGGATTCGATAGGAATGCAGGGCGTGGCAAATGGTCGGGAATTGCTGTCAGCGCCATGCCACGGATAACCCGCCCCGATGGCCATCGCGTTGGCGATAAAGTGCGCAACCGGAATGGCGTGCTCCTTGGGGACTTCCAACCCGAACCGCCCGTCCAGCGTGAAGTTGACAGCATCACCTCTCCTCAGCATCAGCAGTTTTGGGATAGCCCTGCCTTCGATGATTACCGCATGCAGTCTGGGAAGCTCCGGCCCTTCCATTTCCTGAAGGGCTCTCTCAAGCTCATCAGCGAACGGTGTGTGAATATCTGCGCTCACGCTGCTTCCTCCATCAGTTTCAGCAAGGGGGCCTGTGCGGCTTGGCGGGTCATGCGGCTCTCTCCTGTAGCTTGCGGTAATGCTCGATCATCTCTGGCGGTCCTTTGCAGTCAGGGTGATTGGGGGGCGGGCTGATGTCGGGGATCAGCCACTTGCCGCACTCGACGTAGTGCCGGAACGCATTCGCCCATTCATCGCGGGTGATCGCTTCAGGCGTGACCCGGACCGGAGCATCGTTCTCCAGGTCGGCCCACTCTTCACGCTGCAACCAACGGTGCATGTGTGGGAGGGCTGGGATAAAGCCTTCAGGATTATGGCGCATCCGAACCGCCTGACCGACAGCCTCAAGAAGCTGCTCAGGCGGTAACTTCTTCGCTGCGACTTTCCATGCGTCCTTGGCCAGCTTCTTCTTCTGGGCCTTGGCCTTCATTGGGCAAGAGAGATAAACCTTCCACGCTTCCTCGAAAATTTCGAAGACACCTTTATTGGACGGTTCTGGATGGTTCTGGGAGGTTTGTGTAAACCCCGTTGACGGGTCATGTACACCGGGTTGACGGGTCGTGTCATCGTGGTTGACGGGTCCAGATTTTGACGTGTCAATATTTTTACCGGTCACGAAGGGCAAATCGTGAACCTTTTTGAGGTCAATACGATACTCCATCGTGTACCCGTTTTGGCATTTGCGCTCGCCAACCTCGACCAACAGGCCGTCCTCCAACAGGCTCTTAATCGTGTTGATGACCCCCTGCCGGGAGGCTTCGATTTCGTTGGCAATGGTCCCTTTCGAGCACCAGATGCCAGTCCCGTCATCGTTCGCCCGGTCAGCCATGTATGACAGCACAGCCTTGCGCATCATGGAGCCGATCTTCTTGCGATAGACGAGGGAGACGATGTGCTTGCTCATGACACGCTCCGAAGGTTGGCGTTCTTGTTTCTGATGACGTTGGAGCCGATGCTGTGGCGAAGCGTGACGGTCGTTTTCTCGCCGTTCCGGTTCTTCGCGATGCCTGCTTCGATAATGCCTTGGCAGCGCATCAATTCTCTCTGCGCCGCGGCACGGTCCTCATCGGGAAGGGCGTCGTTGTTGGCGATCTCTTCCCAGACATGATCCTCGCGGTGCAGGAGGATGACCGCAGTGGCGTCCTCTTCGATTTTCCCGGAATCGCGAAGGTCACTCATCTTTGGGCGGCGCATCACCTTATCGGTTTCGCGGTTCAGTTGGCACAAAGCGATGATGGCGATGTCAGGGTGCTGTTTGGCGACATCCAGCAACTCATTGCAGGCAAAGCTGGTCTTTTCGTAGAGGTTGCTCCAGCGCTGCCGCGGCGCGATCTTCGCAATGTGGTCAATGAACACGACGCCAAGGGGCGGCATACCCCAGCGGGCACAGTGATTTTTCCATGCCCGGATTTGGGTATTGACCTCAGCAACCGTCTGACCGTGCCGCTCATTCAGGAGGAAATTGCGGGCCTGCGGCGTTTCTAGGGCCGCCATGAGGTTGTCGCGAGTTTCCGCATTCATCATGCCGGGCGACTTCATGTCCCCGACCTGCGGCGTCCACACACCCTTCTGCCAATTGATGTAGCAGGCCAGTCGGCGTTTGAGTTCGATGGCCTTCATGTCCGCGGAAACAAAGCCAATGCTTTGCTCGGCAGCCATATTTGCCCCGATACAAACAGCAACAGCCGACTTCCCTACGCCGGGACGCCCCGCCAAGATTGACAGAGTGCCCCGCTCGAAGCCCTTCAGGCTGTGATCAAGATCAGTGATGCCCGTGCGGATCAGAACCGCGTTGTCAGACTCTGCGAATATATCTTCCGGCCTGTCCGCGGCGGATACCACAGGCGCGTTGCCTAGCATCCGGGACCGAAGCCCTTGCAGGCTGTCCTCGCAATGGTTCAACGTGTCTTCGCCATTACCGGACTGGGCGAGGCTGGACACTTCCTGCGCCATGCCGAGCAGCTTGCGACGCACCGACATGTCAGCAACCATGCTGGCATAGTCGGGAACTTCAGGGCCGAATGCCGTGGCGTCCGTCAGGTACTCCAGAAACGTCCCGGCAGACATGCCCTGCCCGTCCAGAACCTCAGACCCTTTCAAGGGCTCCAGCAGCGTCACAGCGTCCGCGACACGCCCGGAGCGGATGAATTGCGCGCACATCTTGAACACTTCCTGATGAAGCGGCGAGTAGAAGTCCTCGACTTCCAGCTTTGCTGCGACCTCGTAGAAGCTATTGTTGTCGTACAGGATCGCGCCGAGGAGTGCTGCTTCCGCGTTCAGGTTGTTCGGCAGTGTCTGTGTCATTGTCGTCCCCAGCTTTTTCGTGTTCGTCCAGTTGTTCTTGAATGCGTCGGGCTATGTCCCCGATGGGTTTAAACGGGTGAGGTGAACTACCGCTCAAGTCGGCCTCCCAAGGCGAGATTCATGGCTTTCTCTGCCTTGCGTGGATCACGCGGCAGGCGAACGTTTCCCTTCTGCTTGGCGAGAGCCGAGAGAAGCGGGCGATAGCGTTTGAGGAGGTCTGAGAGGGTCATGCCTGAGCCCTTTCCGGCCACGACCATTTCGGGCCAGCGAGGGTGATGGGCGGGATTTCACGCTGAGCAAGCTTGGAGGCGATGGCCCCGCGCTGGCGTGACTTCCTGGCGGCAGGTGTTATCTTGCGGCTGACCGTGTTCGGGACTGCGCGACGCTTCTGCTTGACGCGCTGACCTTCCGGGCGACGGATGCCCATGCGAGAGACGAATGCCTCAATATGGCCTTCAGAATATCCGAGCTGCTTGGCCAGATCCTCGACATGGATCATGCTTTCATAGCCGTGCCGGATAAACTCCCAGCGAATGAGTGTGATCACCTTGTTCATCAGCAATATACCCCCTTGTTGTTTTTGAATGTGGCTGTCATGACGCGGCCTTTCTGAGGATGGCGAGCGTTCGCTCCTCGTCCCGCTTGCGCCATTTCTCGTTCTCAGCCTTCAGGTATCTGATCTGCTGATTGAGCAGGTCAGTATCGCGGCGGACTTCGCCGCTGTTGCGCATGATCGATACGACCAGCTCCCAGCTGGGAGCGTCCTTGTCACGGCGGGGCGCAGGCGAGATATACTTCCAGCGGCCTTCGCTGATTTCGAGAAGTCCGGCCCAATCGGGCACCTCTTCCAGCTTGATCAATCCGGGCGGCGTGACATAATAGAACTCGTCACTGAACAGCCGGGCATCTCGCTGCTTGGCGCGGGTGTCTCGTTTGAAGTCCGCCCGCGACACCTTGATTTCGTAAGCGGTCGCCCGGTAGCCTTTCGAGGCGTGAGGATGCAG